CTGATATTAAACCTCCAGCGGAGATTCCTGTTACCGTTGCACCAGAAAGATCTAGAGTGCCTGTAAAACTTGCACCAGTAGTTCCTAAAGAAAGTGTAGAATCGTTTCCTAGACCATCTGATAAGACTTCCTCGGTAGCACTAATTGCTACAGAGTTACCAAGTTTAATTAAACCCGGATAAGTATTGTTAATTTGTGTGTTTGTTAATGTTAAACTCATAATATTATTGTTTTTCTAATTTTTAAATTATTGTAAAGGTTGCTAATACACTACCTGGTGCCCAGTTAGCGTTTGAAGGAACTGTTGTAATTGTTGTTCCAGCTACAGTTTCTTTTACTGTTGCGGTTCTTTCAGTTGTATAATTACCAGCTACACCACTAACTAATCTATAATTACCAGGATCTAGGTCAAAGATATATGTATCTACTAATTGTAACCATGATCTACCTGGTGAATTAGGAGGTGCTGATAGTGGATCGTATTCTTCAAATGTCATACCAGTCGTTCCAGTAGCAGGATTACCAAGATCCCAGTATGTTGCAAAGGTTCCAGTGTATGCTGCATTAAAATACTTTCCATATATTTGATAGTTTGGAAGGTCTATTGCTGTCCATACATTTGGACTAGTTTCTTGTTCTAAATACATATAGCCATTATTCCAACCATCTCCATACGAATCAAATAGATCGAATGTAACGCTAGTTGTAGTTGATATAATGAAAATAGCAGTTTGATCTTCTGCAGATGTTAAACCTGTAGCAGGATCTCTTTGTACTGTAGTCACCGTATATGATGTTCCAGGACTTGGACTACCTCCTAAAAGTTCAGTTACTTGGAATGACCATACTCCACCAGTTACAGGAATATTAGTGTATGTTGTTCCATCTACTTCTAATGTAATATTACATCCATCTACTCCAGTTCCTGTAAAGGTTGGTGTATTTGTTGTGAATGTTCCACCATCGTTTGTTGGTGCTGCTGGTGCAGATGCAGCTTTCCATACTTGTATTTCGTCTTGCCATTCAGTGAATGTTGTATTCCATACTAAATCACCAACAGGTGCAGCATTACAACCTACTAGAACTGCATTAGCCCATGTTCCATTGATAGGTTCGAATTCATTATAATAATTAGCTAAGGCTTGTAAGAAACTTCCATTTGCTGGAACTACTATACCTAAATTATCACAGTGTCTTTGTAGCCATGATCCATTAAGCGGTGTATTTGTACCTTCATAGATACAAATAGCAGACATCCAAGTACCACCGGTAGGTTCTGTTATTGCTCCGCTACTTATACATTCGGCATATAATCTTATTGTATTTGTAATATTCATATAGTATTAAATATATTTTGTGTGTTAGTTGTTCTTTTTTAATTTAGAAACAGCATCTATAACTCCTTGTGTACCTATGTATACTGTCGCTATAGTTACCCAATCTCCAGATGTAAGGTCACCAAAGAGTGCGAGAAGTGTTGCTATTATGAATACAAATAACTTTTTACTTAACCAACTATTTAATATCTTGTCTATTATTGCCATGTTATCTTTTAATATTAGAGTTCTTTCCTTCTTTAGAGAAGTATGCTTTTAAGTGACTAATGTTTTCATCAGTCTTTTTGTTATTGGCACGTACTGCAATCTGGGTCACAGTCGGTGCCACAGTCTTCGTAGATCCATAGTCCATTTCTTCTTGGTATATTAGTTTGTAAGCCACTAAAGTAGGCCGTTTCTCTATTAGGGCTCATACCTTTAGTGTTCCATGTTCTGTAAATAGGAAACATATTTGGGTAATCGCTTAAAAATTCTTTCATTCTTTCATCATAGAACTGGGCAGTCTCTAAGGCTGTTTCTCTTAAATACTTTAGTTCATCAAGACTTGTTTGTGTTGTCTCCTCTGATGATCCCGAAACAATACCCTTCTCAACATACTTATACTTTAAGTGAGGTAATATCATGTAAAGAGAATATTGCATTAACATAGGACCTACATAGTCTTTTAAGAATGCTGCTTCATCTGTTGTTAAATCATTAGCTAATACTCCAGCCTTTAATCTTTCAAAGAAAGGAGTTCCTAATGTGTCCTGGACGTATATCTGTTGTGCATTTAAAATTGAAGGAGTTAAGACATCTATTCTAATATTAGAATCTAGTGATGTCCACTGCTTCATTCTTTGCTCACTAACAAGTAAAACTGTTTCGTTTGCCATATTATTCTATAATTATATTTTCATCTTCAGAATACGGTAATTCTTCTACTGCATTCTCGATTATTTCATTAGGTATAACATTAATACTAACATTATAACCAGCTAGCTTTAAGATATAACCAAATGAATTAGTTATCTTTTTTCTCTTAGGTGCTATTACAGTTCCTTCAAAGTGTGCGTATGCAATCTTAATCTCATCAGCTACTGAATTAAATCCACTAGCATCTTTAATTCCTAACAAGGCAGGTGAAGTAATTCTCCATGCTGTTAAGATTCTACTAGTAATTCTTTCTTCTAGTGTTAAATAGTAAGCATCGTTAGCTGCTGTAATAGGTTCTATTTCTGGTGCAGTGTCTGCATCTGTAAATGATAAGAAGAATCTTCCCGCGTTCTCTTCTCCTGCAAAGGTATCTTCTATCTCTTTGTAAACTTCTCTTCGACCGTCAGGCGTCGGTATACCGTTTCTCATCTTAATGAATAAGGAAGGAGCGAGTCCATTACTTATATTATTAACATGGAATCTTGCTACTTTGTGATCTAATGTAATATCATTAAGAGCAGCAACATAAGAAGGTAGTGGATATACATCGTTTCCAGGTGTATAATTAAAGTAGTAAAAGATTTGACTTGCATTATCACCTTTGTTATCAGTGGCATCGAATGCTCTATAAGGCATCTCTTTGTATTTTCTTAAATTACTCCAGTCACTTGAGTAGTAATATTCTGTTACTTCATCTTCTTCATCTTTCTTACCACTTCTTACATTTGAAAATGGAAGGTGATAGATTTCTGCAATAGCGGTTCCTTCTTTGTTCCAGATAACATTTAGGGCATAACCTTGATATAAGGTATAATCTAATGTAATCTTTTCAAAGATATCATCTATTGTTTCGCCTTGTGTATTAATGTATTCATCACCTATTAAGTCAATACCTTCGCCGAAGATACCGTCTTTAACGGCTTGTGCCGCTGTGTGATGAATTGCACTAGAGTCATATAACTCTATTAGTTTTTGTGGAAACAAGTTATCAAGACCATAGTACATATAATCCTTATTTCTTATCTCTTTAATTACGGGTATTGCAGGTGCCGCGAATTGAGCTCCTACTACTGAGTAAAGTCCTTCTTTAGCGTTAGGTAATTTCTTCTTCATATTTTAGTAGTTTGGTCTATAGTATACAACTGACTCTCTTTCTTCTGTCTCTGCTGGAGCAATATAGGCTTTTTGATTTAGTGCACCTCCTGGGTCAGTTATTATTTTAATGTATCCGTTTTCATATTCTGTGTCGTCTTGATCACTTTTAATTGAGTAATAATAGACTCCATTCTTGTGTTCGTCTTTAAAATCTACTGGAAACAATATTTGTATTGTAGAATACCTAGCATTCTGTTGTATTCTAGTAAAAGGTAATACCAAGGGGAATCTAGAGTAACCGCTCTTTAACACAAAGTGTCCAATTGCTGGAACATCTATTGCATTACAACTTATCACTTCTAAGGTTCCGTTTACTGTTAATGTCATATACTTGCTTGTATTTAGTATTAAATATAAAAAACTGTTAAGTTGTAACAGGATATATATCCCAATGTATATCAACGACCATACTTACGGAATTTACAGCGAAATGCAGTGGAAAACATTGAACGGACTCAAATGCGTAGAGAATGAGCTACGTATGATAGCCCAGCTATGCTCACCTGAATATGAAGCCTATGTAGTTGGTGGTATATTAGACGATCGAGATACAAAAGACTTAGACATTATCTTACTAGGACCGCGTAGACCTGATAGAATTAACTTCTTATTAGAAGAAATAGTAGGAATTGGCTTTAATAATAATGTTTTAATTGATGTTAAGTATTCACTGTCTAATGAATTGTTTGTTCCTAGCCAATATAATATATCTATGGGTAAAGTAAGTTACATGTGGGCACTCTATCAGCCCGAGATGATATGGGAAGGAAGATCCTGGAATAACGGTGCAACACTAGAAGATGGACTATGGGTAAAAGAGATGGCACTGCCTCTTACTAAAGGTTATTCTTTTGTAGACCCGATGAAACTATTTGCGTAAACAGCAGTATAACTTAAGTCTTTAGGTTTCAGGCCTTAAAGCAGCCATGACAGTGAACCTAAAAAAGGCCAGTATTTCTACTGGCCTCTTCTTTTGAGTATTATTAAGTACTATGCTTCTACGATGGCTCCGTCTACTTCAAACATAGGGTGCTTTTCAATAGCTCCTATTGTTATTTCATATCCGTTTCTATCTTGGTAAGCTACACCTGAAGTGTTTGCTGATGTTTCACCATAAGCTCCACGTTCAAGTCCTATTGACCAATATCTACCATTATTGTCTTTTGCTACAACGATCATATCGGTTGCTTCAAACATTAATTGTAATTGATCTCTAGTTGCCGCTTGCATTTGGTTTAATACCATTACTGCTGATTGTGCATAAGTCACCGTTCCTTGAGCTATGTCTCCTGTTACAGTTTCTGTAATTGAAGAAGTCGTTCTTGGGACTTCGAACTTAAAAAAATCAGCAGGTACTAATGCAGAACCACCAACCGTAATTGATGTTACTGTGCCAGCCGCTTCAACGAAAGCAGTCTGAGGTCCGTTGGCGATGAAGATTGCTTCTAATCCACCTTGGTTCGTGCTACATCCATTTAATACGCCAGCTGTTATATTGCTACATGCCATAATTTAATGTGATTTTTTTTAAGTTAGTTATTATGCTAGGTCGTTAGTTGCGAAAAGATTTACTTCTCCAACACCAACACCTAATCTCCAAGCTGCTCTGAACTTCATTACATCTGCACCTTGATCGTAGAAGAAGATAAAGTTATCTAATTCATCTTGTAATCCAGTTGCTGCGATGATCATTTTACCAGGTCCAGCGAATACGTTATCAGATCCTACTAAACCAGAAGACTTCACTACTGTGATGTTTGTTCCAGGTAAGATTAAGATATCGTTAGACTGTACTGAGTCAAAATGATATAAGTTTTGTGCTACTAAAGCTCTAGTTAAAGTTCTGTAGTTTGCAGGACTTACAACCATGATTAAATCGTCTGTGTCTTTTACAGACTCATCGATTGCATCATATAAGTCTAAAGCTTGATCAACAGCGTTAGCTACCGTCCATGCTGCTGCTGCTGCAGGAACTGTTGCACCGTTAGCACCAGTGATTTGTGCTTTAAGACCTGGAGTAGTTCCAAATCCGTTAATTAAGAATCCTTCGTTGTATTTAGTTAATTTCTCAGCATATTGTTGAGAGATTACTTCTTCAAAAGGAATTTCATCGTTACCAGTTCCAGCCGACATGAATGCCGATTGGTATACATCGCGTAACGTTTCTGGGCACATTTCGGTCTTCGATTGAAGACTTTCAATGATTACGTTTACTTGTGTGTAAGTTACTTCACCGTCTGAAGTCCATCCACATGATAATGCTGAAACAGGTAAGTCTGCGTCAACAAGGTTAATTGCTACTGTTCCTGATGCTAAACCTGTTCTTAGGTCTAAGTAGGACAGTAAGTCAGTTGTTAAAACTGATTTAGAGATTAACTCTAATGATAATTGGTCTGTGTAAGCAGGCAATGCTGCTACGTTAAATCCGAATGCCATAATTTTTAGTGTTTAATTTTTAGTTTAGGTTTACTTTTGTCTTAATGATCTTAGCATTGTTAATCTTGCTGACATCTTAGACTCTTTGTCCTCTAATACTTCTTTGAAAGTGTTAGTAGTTACTTTTGGTGCTGCTGGTTCGTTAGCTACTGCTTCGAATCTTTCAGTTAAAACTGATAATTCTTTCTTTAGTTCTTCGATTACCTCTGCTTGTGGCTTAATCATGTCGCCGATTGCTTCAATTAGACCTTCCATATCGAAGTCTTCTTTAACATCTACTTTGATTTCATCCTCTTCGAAAGTCTCTTCTGCTTCTTCCACTGATTCTTCAGAACCTTTGTCTTCTACATTAGTGATCTCTCCAGATTCGCCAACAGATATAATCATACCGTCAGTAGTTTCGTGCTTTCCGGATGGTGCAAAACTGTCATTTGATACACCTTCTCCAGATCTTACAAATAGGATTGCTCCAGCTTGTAATTCACCTTCAGTGTACACTTCAGTTCCATCAACCAATTCAGCTTCTGCCATCTTTACTTCGATAACAGCTTCTTCAGCACCTAACATAACTTTTAGCTTTGTAATAACTTGATTTACGTTCATATTATTATAGGTATTAATTAATTTAGACTTAATTGTCTATACTACTATATATAACGGTCCCCCAAAGTGACCAAACTGGTCACGAGCTCACTTGAGGAGTTGCGTAGAGCTACTCCTTGTCCTTCTTTTTCTCTTTACGAGCTTCTCTGATACGTATAATATTAAGAACTATACCTGTGACTAACAAAGCAAGTGTTAATATTTCGTTAATTCCCATTACAAAGGCGCCACCGCCCACTATTGTAGTTACAGTTGCTGCCGTATCTTTTACCTCGTTTGTCATATTATTTCTTTGTAGCTTTTTCAATGAATTGACCGGCTATTGAAAATCCATTCAGTTCACCTGCTTTAATTTTTTGCCATGTTGAATCGTCATTGATCTTATAGCTTACCATCCAAGTTCCTTTAGGTACTTCAAATCCCATCGCTTTAGACTTATCCATTTCGGGATCTTCTACTATCCAAGATTCTAGTAAGGTATTATCTATCACGACATCATCGTCATGGTTAACATCTGTATTATTCATTTTGTTGTATTCAAAAAACTTTTTAGATATCTTTTGAATCGTGTCTTCTGAGAAGTAAACATGGAACGTGTTATTGTCAATATCTCTTCTAGGTATAAGTGTATTAGGAGTCATCGCAGGACCTGTAATAACCATTTGATCATCATCAGAGAAGTTCCAAGTTGACATTAAGTAGCCATGGTTTCTCATTGAGTCAGGATCTTCACCCGCTAGGCCTGTCGCTGGTCCTTCTGAAACTACTACGGTTTTTCTATCTTCTCTAAATACTCTTACTTGTTCCCAGTAATGTTGGCAGTTAGGACCTCCTTTGTATTTAAAAATATCATAGGTACTTGCACCTCTTGGGCCAAAGCCAGGATTAAGACCAGACATTCTTTCTACTTCTGATTTAGTGTATACTTTCTTTAGTCTCATCATTGCTTTACAGAAATCTCTCTGTGCAGTAGGACCACTATATCTATACTTGATTTCACCTTCTTCTGATGGATCTTTTCTACCTAAGATGTCTAAACCAATGATTGCTTTTAGAGTGTCTGTAAGATCAGCAAAGTTTGCTTGTGATTGAGTTATTTCAATTGTGTTAGTATAGTCTAAGGTTTCACCGAAATCAACCTGTGCAGCCATCTCTATCATAGGATCAGAGTAACTATGTTCTACACCTTCCATTAAGTCACCATTTGGCATTTCGTGTAAACCTATTCTGTTTAAGAAATCTTCTTTGTCATATTCAACTTCATCTTCAACAAATGCATTCATAGAATCTTTAGCCATTGATATGCGATTATCTATATCTTCTACTTGGTTTAATAAGTCTACAATACCGTCAATCATCTCGATATTTTCTTGTGCAGCAAATGCTTGCCATGCAATACCGATTGCTGGCTTATCTACTAATGACATTACTTCGACACCTAAGTCGTCGAATTGCATATCATCCCAGTCTATTAAAAGTTCTACTATTTTTCCTATCATAATATTATATATTCATTTTACAATCTTGCGAGATCGTTAATTTTAGCATCAGCTTCTTGTTGCGTTGTCATTTCATCTGATACAACATAGGCTCTAACTACATTAGCACCACTACTTCCAACTTGTTGACCTAATTGAACTGTAGTTTCTTCGTCTCCGTCAGCACCGGCTCCTGCAGCTAGTGCTACACTAGGATCTACAACTGTTGCTGAAGGTATGCTCATCGAAGGAGCGCCTCCTCCTCCACCTCCTCCACCTGGGACAGGAGTTGAAAT